TAACCAAAGATCCGTGCATAGCAGAGAAAAGAGATCCACCGAATACCCCAGCAACACCGAGCATGTGGAACGGATGCATAAGGATATTGTGTTCTGCCTGAAACACGAACATAAAGTTAAAAGTACCACTAATACCAAGAGGCATACCATCTGAAAAACTCCCTTGACCGAAAGGATATACTAAGAATACTGCCATAGCAGCGGATACTGGTGCAGAATATGCAACACAGATCCAAGGACGCATACCCAGTCTGTAAGAAAGTTCCCACTGTCTACCAAGATAGGCAGAGATTCCAATAAGGAAGTGGAATACTACTAACTGATACGGACCACCATTGTAAAGCCATTCATCGAGGGATGCAGCTTCCCAAATGGGGTAAAAGTGTAAACCGATTGCGTTTGAACTAGGAACAACAGCACCAGAAATGATGTTGTTTCCATACATGAGTGAACCTGCAACTGGTTCACGAATACCGTCGATATCAACGGGAGGTGCTGCGATGAACGCAACAATGAAGCAAGTAGCCGCAGCTAATAGGCAAGGGATCATCAAGACGCCAAACCAACCAACATAAAGACGGTTGTTTGTGCTTGTAACCCACTCGCAGAATTGTTCCCAATTGGATGACTGGCGGGAACGTGTAAGTGTTTGTGCCATTTTGAATAATTTGTAAGTAAGACCATCAGGGAAATGGTGGAGTTACTATTCCTTCCCCACCCTCAGGGGAGGTATGAGAGGCGTATTTTACTTGGATAGCCTCGGTAGGGGTGTTAGCCCGTTCTCCAAGAGTATGTACAATGTCACGGAAACCAGACGTTATCGTTACATTTGTTTACCTATTTATAATACAGGAGTTCGGATATCCTGTCAAGCCTCAGAAGATGGGTATTTATACCCATATTTTCTGAAAGGATGCTTGGGAACCTTGTGCTTTGGATTTCGTTTCAGGTCTCTTTTAAGATCCTTGAGAAATTTCAAGTGTCTTTTGATCTCAGAACGATGCATCTTCTGCACTGTAATCACTATAGCATGGTTGCACTTCCCACTGTGACCAATCTAATGTTTTTTCTGCCATCATTTTTTCTATTTCCTCAAGTGTCAAGCTATGTTTAATAACTTCGTTTGTTCCTTTCTTGTATATGTGGAAAGTAATTGTCTTCATATGTAACAAGTCCAACCTGTTGCAATGTATTTTGTTTTTGTTTTACTAGTTATACCACGGTGGCAGTGTGTCCAATACGCTGGCCATATAACCAATCTGCCTTCTACACAATCTGTTGTTAGATCGTAGCTAGTAAACAAGGTTCCACCATCCTCTACTGTGTTTAAGTAGAACATCCATGCTAAGACAGTGGTGTCTTGTTTTGAATTGTTTTCGCAATGAATAGCTTTGAATCCTTGACCAGCGTGATACCTTTGAATATTAAAGTCATTTTGTGGTGCCCATGGTGCTACCTTACAAGAGTCTTTATATTTTTTGGTGTAATCCTTAGTGGCATAGTAAAGAGTATCATGAATTAATTTTGTTATCTCAGTCTCATAAGAAAACTTAAGAATTAAATCTGTACTATCTTTTCTAGCAAGGTCTACTTTGTATCTATCACCTTGCCCAACAACACCACGATCTTTTTCATTAGATGATTCAAAATAATCAATGATCATTCTACAATGATCAGAACTCAAAGCATTATCATATACCTCAATAAAATTTATCATAAAAAAAGAGGGGATGTTCCCCTCTAATTATATCATCAAGATGCTGATGGTGCAAATACTGGAGTCATAAGTCCTCCATCACTTCCATCATCATCATCGTCTTCGTTTACGGAACGTAGGAACAGTTCAATGGCAACAAGCGATGCCATTGGATAGAAGCACCATAATATAGCTTTCCAATATGGATATGATTCTGTTACTAGTTCCATGGATTAAAAGATTCCGAAGAACATGTGACCTGTAGTAAGATCTGAAATAGCTGCTGCGAATAGTCCGACCATCGCTGCTCTACCATTCCAAGTCTCTGCCCAGATCTTCTGAGGTTCTACTCTTGAGTTTTTCTCAAAGAGAGCATCCACTGATTTTTGCTTTAGTGTTTTAGTCATTAGACGATTGCGTTTGTAAGTGTGCTTGTCCCCAGTGCCAACATAAAGATGTATGGCACTATCTTAAGGGGCACTGGATGTCTATTCATTAGAAAATGCCAGGAATAATCTGACCAGTGGTTGCATATGCGCCAACTGCTGCTACGAAACCTAGCATAGCTGCCCAACCGTTAAACTTTTCTGCTTCTGGAGTCATGGTAGTGTACCTATAGTGTGTTAATTGTGTGTCGTTGTGTATTTCTAATCAGAACCCTAAGATTCCGAAGAAAAAGAAGCTTCCTGTTGAAGCATAAGAAATGATTCCTGCAACAAAACCGAGCATCGCTAGGCGACCATTGAGTTTTTCAGCATTAGGACCATAGCCATCATAGTTGTCAACATAGGACATGGATGGTTCAGATGCAAACATATTGGTTCGTCCACCGTCCTCAGTAATTACAGTCATTTGTCTTTTGTAAAGAAATACTACAATACTATATAGGAAATGTTAAGGTTTGTCAAGCCCCAGTGAAAATTAATATTGCTTATCGTGAACATAAGAATATTTGATAAATAAATACGGATTCCAAATTATATGCGCTATGAAGAAATTCCTTCCTATCGTTATGCTACTGATGACCGCCAGTGCTGCTCAAGCAGGCGGACTTGTTACGAAACACGCTTCTAGTGTACAACTCCAAGTTGATGCTGCCCGATCAACAGCTTCAAGAATTGGTTCAACATTTAGTATCTCAGGTACAAATATTGACACTACAGATGGGACAACTGCTGGCACTGTGAGTGCAGGAACTATCACTTCAGGTGTATATAATCCTGGCACAATTGCAGCGACCCAAGATACTGCAGGGGCGGCTTTCAGCTTTAGCCAGTCGTACACCCAAGCTGATGCTGTGCCTACTAGTGCAGCAACTGTTGGTGCTAATCCTAACTTCAGTAGTTTAACATCTTACTCTGCTGGAACAGCAGGAGATTTAGCTGGAACCATTACCAGTGCAAATGTGATCGGCATTACAGCTGGTGGCGCTGGAACTACAGCTACGGGACAATTCGTTTCGGAAATTACTGTCATTGATTAATGGAGGATCCTCGTGAGCATCCATTTTGGAAAGATAATCACATCTACTGTGATAAGTGCGGCGGCAGTCTTTCATACTGCTGCCGCTGTAAAGGCGGTCCCCGTGGTGCCAAATTTTCAGCAGGGCTCGATGACGAGCCACACAGAAACGACCTCAAAAATAACTGAGACAATAAACAGCATGGATTATTCGACAGGATATCAGTATTCTGTCACTGGTTCAGGCGTAACCGCAAGTGGAAACCTGTCACCTACGACAGGTAGTAACAACGTAACTATTAATGGAGTGACATCATCATGGACGGGAGCAACAGGTGTGCCAGCATTCACACAAACAACACCAGGCGAAGCGTTTCAATTTACGACTACATACAACGGACCTGGTCTCCAGAACCACACAATTATCGAAAGAGTAACAGAGGTTACAAGCGTAACCGATACAACAAGTATTTTCTCCCAGTAATTCTATGTCTAACAAATCTAACTGCGATTGTCCCTGTCACCAAGGCGGAGACTGTCGGGGGTGTGAGTGCAACAGCAGCTCCAGTAGCAAATAGCTCTGGCTCAGTCACCAACCAGGCAATTCAAGTTTTACAAGGACCATATATCACTAACACATATGGTGGTGGTATTCAATGTCAAGGTGAAACTGTAAACTTCACACCATTCATTACTGGTAGTGCATCAGCACAAAAACCTTTTGAAGATTATTGGGATAGTCCTGTATATGATGTTCGTGACTTAGATGAAGACGGAGCACCTGATAATCCTGGTGATATTTTATATTTTGTTCCTACAAGAACAGGACAAAAAGATAATTATAACTTATCTATTGGTTTCAGTGCTACATGGTCTATTCCAAAAGATAAAAAGTTGCAAGAGTTATGTAAACAAGCTGCAGAATCTAACATTGCTTTAATGCAACAACAAAATGCTAATAAAAGATTAGACTTTGAGATAGCTCGTCTTAAAAATTGTGGAGAATTATTAAAAGCTGGAATTAGATTTGCACCTGGCACAAGATATGCAAAGATCTGTGCTGATGTACAAGTACAAGGTGTTAACTTTATGGTTCCTCATGTACATAAGATTCCAAAAGTAACAAATGACGCATCAGTATTAGGTCTTCCTATCTCTATTGGTGACGATAAGTAATTATTTCTTAGGACGTTTGAAGGGAGGTAGTCCTTTCTTCTCTCTATACTTATTAGTTTGAATTTCGTTAGCAGATAATTTAGGAGGTTCTTTTCCTAATAGCTTCTTAATTTTTTTAATGATCTGTTTGACGATTGGTTTTACAGCTTTCAATAGGAAGGGGGTGGCAGTCGCAGCTGCAGTTGCTACGATTGCAATTGATGCAGTAGTTGTCACTTGGTTTGTAGATGGTATTCCTTTAATGACTTGATCGACAATAGTAATCTCTTCTTTGATTGGTATACATTCTTTTCCTACCAATCTATACTCAGTAATTTTTTTAGTTCCGTTATCGACTAACGTACCAATAGGTTCCTTCAGTTGCTGTGCTTCTGTAGGACATTTTATTTCGGCAGTATCAATTTTCTTTGGTATCTCAGGTGGATCTACCTCTGGTGACTCTGGTGATTTTACAGGAGGTACTTGTGCCTCTCCACTATAATCAAGTTGATCTGGACTGTAGTCTATAGGATTATAAGATGGCACACCAGCATCACAATATACTCTGACACCTTTTGGGTCGTCATTCTCTAGCATATTGTTTTCATCCACCTCATGTGCTTCCACACAACCAGGAATGTCCACAATAGGGACACCAACCTCACTAGTGATTGGAGGATAAACTGGAATCGCTTGAGGTGCTTCTAACAAATAGTCAGGTGTGAAGGGGATTTGAATAATATCAATGTCCCCTCCTCTTATTCTAATTTCAGGTATCTCCATCAGCAATCATTGAATACACTACCAACTTGTGAACCTATTGCAGAACCTCCTTTCTGTCCTAGTAGCAACGCCCAACCACCAGCTAACCATCCAATGTAAGGGATGTTAGATAAGGCAGGTGTAAGAGTACCAGCAACAATAGCACTACCTGCCATTGCACCTTGACTTCGTGCTCCAGCGTCCGCCACTAAACACTCCACGTCTT